ACCTCTCAGTGTTGTAGTGGTTCCAACGATCCATCAATGGCGTAAAGCTTTTGAAGGATTCCCCATAGAAAACTGGGGTAACTGGAACAAGAGTCTCACCAACCTCTACTGTAACTGGAGGATCAGTGGGTACATTCTCACTATCACCAGCACCAAGAGCAGCTTGGTCTTCACCACCAGCTTCAGTACGATGCTCAGGACCATGAGTAACCAACTTCCGGTTATCAACTCCTATTTCACCCAATGTGCGTGGAATAGTTTCTGCAGAGAAATTTGGAGGAAAACCAGTTGGCGTCTGAAACGACAACAACGCCAAATTGGCATCAGTCGGATTCTGAAATTCCAAATCAGGACCAGCGGAAGCAAACACGTTTACAACAATATCATTAGGAATTGCAGTAGAAACGGTGTTTACAACAAGTTCATTCATCACGTAAACTGTGAATGCGCCATTGCATGCCGAATCAGGCGGCAAAGGACTCGTAAGTGGAGAACCACCATTCTCAGTCCCCTGGTAAATGACCTCGTTCAAAGGCTGAGGAAAGCCCACTGGAAAAGAAATAGACTGACTTCTCTTAAGTGGTAGAAACGGTCTGGTTTGCATATATCTAATATCTATAGCAAAATCTCTACCGTCATCAGAGCCAATGTCAACAACCCGCTGGTACTGCGTGTTCAACTGTCCACCAACAAAGGAAACTATGCCATCAGTAAGTAGAGCATCATATTCTGGATCGTACACAATTCTAAGTCTACCTCTATGAAAATTGGAAGCAACTATCTGGAATCGATACCTCATAGAACCACGCCACGCTGCAAAAGGCAATGCACAATAACTGCAAGGCAGATGAGTCTGTACACAATCGCGAACGTTGTCACCAATGCCCTGTATATACAGACCACCAGCAAACAGTTGTGGTGTGACTTTCATTTGGAACAGAGCTCTATTGGCCTCATTAAAAGGTGACCATGTAAAGCTAGTAAACCAAGCCTCTCTAGTGGCGAATTGAGACATTGACATGTCATCCGCATCGGTACAACCAGCTGTGGCTGAATCTCCACTAAGCAATGCTGGACCAAATGTAGTCCTCTTCATATAAGTATCATCGCTAGTGGGTGTGGCCGTTTCACCCATATAATCGGGAACGTATTCAGTCCTAACCTCCGCCCTAGAAGGAGCCTCAACGCGGTTAAACAGAGGTGGGGGTGGAGGATAGGATTTTACCCTAGACTGTGCTAATATCGCTGGTTGTTCATCCATGACAACAGAAGTTGGGACAGCAAGCTCAACATCAGAGGCCCACAAGAAAATTTGTATGGTCACATCATCAGCAACAGCTGAACCAACACCCTGAGCAACCTTCAAATCGGCGAAACTACTAGAGTGGACAACACCCATGTGCGTAACAAAAGTCCCGGGTTCACCTGTAGTATCATTAGGAGCCGCTGTAAAATTAAAATACGGCAACTCTTGCTGACCTGGTAAAGCTTGGGGCCATT